GTGCGCTCCAATAAATTGGCTTTTAACATTTCCTTCAAATAGTTATTGAATCTTTCAAAGTTTAGGTTGCACTTATACATGAGCCTAGTTTTACTGGCTCCGTTTAAGGCTTCGCTTAAAATTTCGCAAATAATTTCCTTCTTGCTCCTTCTCTTCCGCTCCCCCATACCCATACTCTTCAATTCGAATTTGGAATCAGAACAGATTTGGGTAACATACTAAATGGCGGCAAGCCCTAATAAAATTAGCGGTTGACGATCAAATCACCACAGAAAAGCCTAAAAACAAACTTTTCAATTAAGAAGGTCTTTCTGTACCAAAGTTTAGTTTTAAATTTGAGTTGCGCTGTAAAGGAAAATCGGTGACTCTTGTGCTGAATAGGAAAATTGTCCTTTTAGGCGTTTTGGTTATGCTGTTTGCAGTGGCTGTGCATCGTGAGTTCTTGGCGGTTTTCGGCTGGGGCAACGGCGGCTACAGCATGGACCCCAACAACCCAAACTACGGGACGCATGACTGGATTGCTCATCACGCCTTGGATTGGCTCCCACAAGTCGAAAAACAGTTCATCCTAGAAAACCTTGCCACATACCTATATGGAACGGAGCTTCCAGACAACAAGAATGCCCCAGATGGAATAGGCGACACCACCAAGCATCACGTCTACTTTTTCGCCAACGGCTCCCTACAAGATGACATTGGGGCAGTGCGCGCCCAAGAGGAATATAACAACGCCTTAAGCCTTTACAAGTCTGGGCAAACAGTTGATGCTGTCAAGCGGCTTGGAATGATGACCCACTACATTGCAGACTTAGCCGTCTTCGGACACGTTATGGGCTCTGGAACAGACTGGGGCGCCGAAACTCACCACAGCGACTATGAGGATTATGTGGAGCAGAGAACAGACAGCTATGATGACGATTTTAACATTTTCCTCCAATTTGACGGAAGCCTAGACGTAATAACCGCCTACGACGCTGCGCTTAACCTTGCCTATGACACAACTTTTGACGTTGACGGCGACCTAACATGCGTCTGGATGGACCAAAACTACAACTGGAGCGATCCAACCTTCAGAAACCGCTGCGGTGAATCCATAAACTTGGCAGTCAACCTCATAACAGACGTCTTGCATACCTTCGCAATGGAAACGGACAGCACCCCACCTCAGATAGGCATACCCATCCGCGAGCCTCAAGGCGATGTCCAAACCTTCCAAGAAGTGAAGATTTCTGTAAACGTCACAGACACTGAAAGCGGTGTTGAAACAGTAATACTATCCTTCACAACAGATGGGGGCGCCACTTGGGAAAATAGGACGATGGACTTTAATGCTTCAACAAGCCTTTACGAGGCTTTCATACCCGGACAAGAGGCTGAAACAACGGTACAATTCAAAATCATCGCTTATGATGTTGCGGGGAACGTGGCAGTGCTAGACGGAGAACAATCCTACTGCATTTACGTGGTTGTTCCCGAGCTAAGGCTTATTCCCGCGTTGACATGTCTTGCCCTCGCGTCCACATTTTCATGTATCTTCAAAGTTAGAAGATTGAAAAGCTGGAAATAATGGTCCTTTTTGTTAAATGCTTAAATTTTAATGCTTTTATTCAAATATGGCTAAAATTTTTCCTTTTAAACGTGAAAATTGTTTAAATTTTGCCTTTTCACCTATAGCCTTTGGAGGCTGGGCTTGTTGGCAAGCGTCTCCGTTGATGATGTTAGGGATGTCCTAAACATAGGTGGCGCCGACATTCCAGACGAAAAGATTGTTAAGATGATTAAGAGGGCTGAGGTCGCCTTAGAGCTTGAGCTTGGAAGGGAATTGGACTACGCGGACTGCACTGAAGCCGAGAAGGAGGCTATTACGCTTTTGGCAGCCATATACGCCATCTGCTACTTGACTGGCGGCTCGGCTGTCGGCTTAAACTTCACTTTGGGCGACAAAAGCATAAGTGTACTGAATAATGCTCCGCCCCTAAATGTTTTGCAGGGCGAGTTGGAGCGGATTCTGGCTGTTTTAAAGCAGCCCTACGTTGGGAGGGTTTAAGCCCTTTGGGGAGTGTTCCAGAAGCCTATTACGCGTTTGTTATGGATTATGCGCCCTACGTTTATGTTGTTCCGCCAGACACTCCAGACCCTGAATGGGGAAGAGCCGTCTTTGCAGCAGCCTTTGCCATAGACTTCCTCTACGAGGCTTATTTTGCCAGGCAGTTTAGCAGCCGAAAAACAGCCATATACGAAAAGATTGTTTCGCTGGCGGATTGGATTTTAACCCAGCAGTGCACAGACCAGCAAAAGGAGGCTTATGGCGGTTTCAAATCCGCCGAAAACAGCACATACTATTACGCCATAGACGCTTGCCGCGTTATTCCATCGCTTCTTAAGGCCTATGAGTTAACTGGTAATAGTGGCTATTTGGAGGGTGCAAGGCTTGCTGGAAACACCTTCCTAAAGGCTATGCAGGACAAGCAGCCCTACGGCGGTTTTGCAAGAGCCGTTGATGTTGGCGGGAATTGGCTTTTGCAGTTGGATGTTGAATGTCTCTACGGGCTTATTGGCTTAAAAATGCTTGCTGAGAAGTATGACGCTGCCAACGCGAGCCTATACCAAGGCATGATGGGGAAGGCTGTTGGCTTCCTTCGCGAGGGCTTTGAGGGCTTATGGCTTTACTACGACCCTTCTGATGGCAAGTGGCATCGTGTGGGCTTGGCGGAAAACGAGGTTTACGATGACTGTTTGGCTTACGCCCTTTTGGGCTTATACGCCTATGAGGGTTGGAGCCCCACGTGCCGAAAAGTTTACAGCTTCATTAACTCGATAAGTGCTTGTGGGCGTTATCCAGCCTACAACCCGGCCGTCTCATGGGCTGGCTACATAGACGTTGTTTCGCGTTCTCCAGCATGCGACTATTATGACTGTGTTACTGCCGGCATCTTGTCAAGCATCCGCAAATACCATGACAAGCCAAGCCTAGCCTACAGCGCCAAAATCATAGAGCGGCATACTGAAAACTTCATGTTCTGGGGCATAAAACACGCGGATTACAGCCCAGTCGAGAACAAGTGGGCTATGGCAACGGTCTGCTGGCTGGCAAAGCTCCTCCTCAACTACGAAGAGCCACTAACACGCTTCACACAAGTGCTTAGGGCTCATGGCAAATGGGTTACGCTCTACTCCGTTGTGGCTGCAGGCGAATCCACAGGCTACGGCGAAGGCATAGAAATCCAAGCCCTTATAAGCCCAGCCCGAGCCGACGAAGTTCTATTGGAGCCAGGCTTCGTCATAAACGACTATGTTACAGCCTACACTTTTACGCCCCTTCGCGTTCGGGATAAAATCCGAGTTGGCAGCACCGACTACGAGGTTTTGAGCGTTCAAGTTTTCGATTGGCGGGGTGACCCAGCCTATTACAGGACTAGTTGTAGGAGGCTCAATGCATGAGCGATGCACAGAGCCCGGTTGAAGTTGTCGTCCAGTTGTTAGGCGAAAACATGCATGTGGTCAAGGAGGATGGCAGCCTAGCCAACATCCAAGTTAGCCGCGAATGGTTAAGCCAAGAGGCTTTGCAAAATGTTGATGGGCAGGTGACTGTTGGCTTAGCAGAGTGCCATGACACAAAACTTGATTTGAGCGGCAAACTTCGAAGACGCCTATGCACAATGCGGGTTAATGTTTGGAGTCGAGACCCGCTTATCCGCAGAAAAATGGTTGAAGAAGTAATGCGGGTTATCCGCGAAAACCGCAACAATCCCGGCGGCTCCTTGGCTTATTTGGATGTGGTTAGCTATCGCGATTTGGACCGTGTTGATGTTAAGCCCTTCATTTACCGCACTGAGTTCTTCTTGAAGTCATGGGTATTCGAGAATTTGGGAGTGTGATGGAGCGTGAGGGAGAATGCCTGAAACCTATGGGGCGCATGAATGCCGCGTCTACTATGTAGTGGAAAGCACGTATGGGCAGACGCCATCCAATCCAGCAATGATTGGAGTAAATGCGGAAAACGTTGAGCCTTCCTTAAGCCCAAGCCTAATTCAAGTGCGGGGTGTTGGCAGCAGAGACTTGGCGGCTCTAAAACGGGGACTGTTAAAGCCGACTTTGAAGGTTAGCCACATACTGCCCAGCGACGCGCCTATTGGCTTTATTCAGCATGTGCAAACCCTAAACAGCCTAAGCATACAAGTGCTCTACTATAAGGGTTTGTTTGCCTCAGCCACAGACATTATCAGCCTCCTCTACAAGGGCATGCGGATAGACAAGCTATCCGTGGAATGCAGCATAGACGAAGTTGTTAAGGCAACCGTTGAGCTCATTGGACAAGACGTCACGGTTGGTACCGACAAAATCACTGGAGCCACATACGCGGATTATGCCGGAGCAGTTCCCTACCACCAGAGCCTTGTCCAGCGAGGAGCAGCAGACGGCTCAAACTTGGCGGCTGTTGAGCGTGTAACCGACTGGAAATTCACCATTGAAAACAACCTTAAACCAGTGCCGGTCATCCGCACAACCAGCGGACAACTGCTCAAATATTTGCCAGCCCGCCACAGAGAGTTAAGCGGAGAATTAACCTTCGAGTTTGAAGACAAAAGCGAGTTCGACGACATCATAAACGATGCAGAGTTCAGCCTAAAATTCGGCTTGGGCGGCTCAAACTATGCCCTTTTCAAATACTGCAAATGGGAAAATGTTGCGGTGCCAACCCGCATAGAAGACCTTGTCAGCCTCAAAGCCCGCTTCATAGCAAGAGACGTGGTGATAGTCTAATGCGAACAGAAACCGTCATAATAGGTGAAGAATTTGGAAGGGAGTACGCTGGCAAATACGTTTTCCAAGAACTTACATGGGCTAAGCGCAGCCGCATCATCCAAAAACACACAAAATACCACCCACTAACGGGGCAGGTGCAGAGCAGCGACTACGTAGCCATCCAAGCCGAAACAATAATGGCTAGCCTTAAAGAACAGCCGCCCAACAAGCCCATAACATTTGAAAAGCTCCTCAGCGAAGAACCAGAAAAGGGCGTACCAATAGCCCTCGGCGAATTGTTCAGCCAAATCGTTAACCGCCTAAACAATGTCAGCCTTGAGGAAGCCGCTTTTTTATCAGGGCCATCAGACGCCAAAAGCCAAACCCAACGCTTACAGAGTTCCGCCTCTGCAAGGAGTTCGGCTGGACACCAAGGCAGCTCGCCCGTCAGCCAGCCAAAACCATCCAACAATTCATCGTCATCCTAAACGAGCTGGACAGGCAGGCTGAAGAGGAAAAAGCAAGAATGGAGAGGGAAACCCGTTGGCGGTTGAAATAAACATTGAAGTGGATGCCGAAGAGGTTTTGCAAGCCCTCCAACAGTTAGATGAGGCTGTGCTGAGGCATGTCCGCCAACAACTTGAACGTTGGGCTATGGAAGTCCGCGAGTACGCAAAAACTCTAGCCCCAACTAGGACGGGTTATTTGAGAAGCACAATTTACGCCAAGGTTCAAGAATGGACTGCCGAAATAGGTGCTGAAGCCTCCTACGCCATCTTCGTAGAGTTTGGCACCCGCTACATGCAGGCTCGCCCATACCTTTACCCCGCAGTTCAAGAGTTTCTGCCAACCCTTGAACAAATTATCCTCGAAGCCCTTGAAAGAGCAAAGGCGGAGGCGTGCTTGCCATGAGTTTCCGTGAAATAGCTATAACAGTTCGTGCCATAAACCGTGCAAGCAGCGAGTTTGCAAGAATCCAAACAGACGCCGAAGCCTTAGGCGTCCGCATTAGAAGCCTCGGCGCAGCCATGGCTGGTTTGGGTGCTGCTGGCTCTGCTGTTGTGCATTTAGCCCACCAGTTCGGCTTACTAAACAGTGAACAGACAAGAACCTTGGCAAGCTTCACATATCTTGTCACCACAATCGGCGCGTTTATGCGCACCAGTTGGGGCGCCGCTGTAGCCCAGAAAGTTTACGCTGCTGCCTGCTGGATTGCCAACGCCGCCCAAAACGCCCTAAACATCAGCTTCGCCACGTTTCTGACTTTGACAGGCGTTGGAATAGCCGCAATAATTGGTGCTGCTGCGGCTGTATCCTATTTCGCCAGTCAAATGCGCAATGCCACAGAATCCGTTAAAGAATACAACGAGGCTGCAAGCGGGCTTTACGCTGGTTTTGCCGGAAGAAGCATTCGCCGTGCTGGTGAAGAGGAGCTTTATAGGCGGGGAGTGGAATAGCCCATGAGCGTTGACACTCCAAAGATAGCTGTAGCCTTCGGACAGTATGGCATCCCCCAAGCCGACGTTATCGAGTGCAGAGTGCATCTTGGCTGCACAAAAGAGGTTAGCAGCTTTGAACTGCTACTGCAGAACTGGGACGGCAAATACAGCCCAAACGGTTCCATTCCACTGGCTGTCGGGATGGACGGCTCCATCTCTATTGGCAGAGGCGCGAATGTTCCGCAGATAATAACATGCCGCATTGAAAGCCTAAAATATGAATCCACGCCTGCGGAGCATTACTTGCGTGTTAGCGGAAGATGTTGGGGTGAACGCCTTTTCCGCCGAGTTTTTACCGGCACTTTTGAAAACATGAAGGGCGAAGAAATAGTCAAACATTTGCTGGATTATTATGTTGGTTTAAGCCACACGCGGGAAGGCGCAGAGCTTGTTGAAAGCACAGACACCACCTATGTTAAATTGGAATTTGCGAACACGCCAGTCTTCGACATTATTAGGCAGATTGCGGATTCAGCCGACAAAGGCGGCGTTATAGGCTACGATTTTCGTATAGCCCCCGACGGCAAATTCGAGTTTTTCAAGCGGAACAGCAAAACAAGCAGCATAAGCCTAACTGACCGCATTGAGGTAAGCGAATACAGCCTAGACATTCACCGCCTAAGAAACAAAATCTACGTTTACGGAGCAGCCGAAAAGAAACTGCCTTCAGACGCCAATGAGGACGGCTGGACGGAGTCCACAAGTGGCTGGTATTCAAATGGCACAATAGCCACTGAAACAAACCATGTGAGCGAGGATGGGCAAAAGAAATACACGGACTCCTTTTGTGTTTATGCTTATGGCGGTGGCACAACAAGCGAAATTTGGCTCTACCGCGAGATTGGCGGGTTAAAATTCAATGGACCAGACGGTTTTAAACAAATTAACACGTGGATTAACTGGACAAGGTATGGCAGTGTCCAGCCTACATCCGCCAAATGCGTTCTTTGGCAAACAGAAAATGACCGTTTCGAAATGGACATTAAGCCACTGCTGTCTCCTCAAGCCACTTGGGGCAAGCTTGTTCTTCGGACAGACCAGCCCACATGGGCAGTGGTGGGCAATGCTGACTGGCGCAACCCGATAAACGCCATAGGCTTCTACATTACCCACACGGAGGGCTGCATCCCAGTTTTGAGGCTTGACCACCTGCACTTTTCAGACTGCCGCTATTCAGCAGTACAGGAAGACGCCAACAGCCAATTGGCTTACGGCTTACGTGAGTTGACGGAGACGGATGAGGAGCTTAAAAGCGACAACGAATGCCTTTTAAGGGCTAAAGCCCTCCTAGACTATTATAGGAGTCCGGCGGAACAATTAACCATAAGAAGCACGGTCATAGATTATGGCAGTACGCCAATTCTTGCCGGCGACAGGGTTTATGTTTCTCTTCCCAACGAGGGTATGAGTGGCTATTTCCGTGTTGAGGGCGTTGAATATCATGTGGATGCGAAAAACCAGACTTTGGAGGTAACCTTGAAGCTTGGTAAGGAGGCGCCACTGCTGGCTGATTACCTATACGCCTTAAAAAGCAGAACAGACCATTTAAGCCGTTATAAGGCTGGCGTTGTGAGGGTTTGAAGGGCTTGTCGAAGGATTTTAGGCGCACAGTAATAGAAGTTCGGGAGGACTTGCACCGTGAAATTCGGAAGTTGGCTTTGCTTAACGATTTGAGGATTTATCAGCTGGCAAACGCCATAATAGAAGAGTTCCTAAAAGATGAGCAGCGGGTTAAAACACTTATCAGGCGGCTAAGGTTTGAGGTTGGCGGCCCACTCCACTAGCTTTTCCACTTCTTTTTTGACTGTTTCGTCTAGGGGTAGGGCTGGCTTTCGCGGGTAGCCGGCTGGCAAGCCCAGCATTCGCATAGCCTCTTTTATGGCTGAAAGCTGGTTGTAGCGTTTAACCAGAATCTCGTTTATGTGGTTTATTGCTTTTTGCAGTGTTGCTGCCTTCTGGTATTCGCCGTTTTTGTAGGCTTTGTATAGGCTTGCGCATAGCTTTGGGTATGGGTTGGCTATGGCTATGACTGCTCCTTTTCCTCCTAGGGTTAGGGTTGGCAGCACTGTGTCGGCTGTTCCAGCCAATACGGCTATTTTTTCGCCTATTAGGCTTATGGTTTCTGTTATTGTTGCTATGTTTCCGCTGCTGTCTTTTACGCCAGCCACATGCGAGTATTCTTTGGCTAGTTCCGCAATGACGGCTGGTTCTAGGGTGATGCCTGTGAACTTTGGGACGCTGTATAGGATTATTGGGATGTCAACGGCCTCCAGTACGGCTTTGTAGTGGCTTATTATTTCGCGGTTTGAAAGCCTAAAATAGTATGGTGTAACCACTACGGCGGCGTCCACGCCTAAGTCCGCTGCGTCTTTTGTCAGTCTTATGGTTTCCCACGTGCTCGGCGCTCCGGTTCCAGCCATCACTGTTACGCCTTTTTTTGCTTCTTCTAGGACTGTGGCTATGATTTTTTGGCGTTCCTCCCTAGCCAAATAAGGGGCTTCGCCGTTGCTGCCGCATGGCATAAGCCCGTCTACGCCATTTTCTATCCAGAAGCGGATGCATGTGCGTAAGGCTTCAAGGTTTAATTCGCCTTTTTCTGTAAAAGGCGTAATGTGGGGGACGATGATGCCTTCGAACCTTTTTTGGCTTTTCATGTGGGTTTCGCCTCTTTTGGAAATGTGAAGGTTTAAAGAGTTTTTAAGCCTTAATATGTTTGTCTGTTTGGCGGTTTGGCGGATGCGGGGTTGGCGAAAGCTTAAACCAGAAGAACGGGTGGATTTGGCTGTTAACATGAGCGACGTCTGCATTAGGGTTTGCGCTGAAGGCGTTAGGGCGCAGTATCCAAACATAGGGGAGGAAAAACTTATGGAGCTTGTACGGGAGCGGCTAATGTTTGATAAGAACTTGCGGAGGAAGAGCCTAAACCTTGGATAGTTTTGAGGGGTTTCTTAGGCGGATTGTTGAGGGCTTTAATGCGGCTGGTTTGGATTACATGTTTACTGGGGCTTTGGCTGTAAGCTATTATGGGCGGGCGCGCACCACAACGGACGTTGACGTTGTTGTTGCTGTTGGCGGTGTCGGCTGGCGGGAACGGCTTGTTTCA